GATCTTGATGTATGCAGGAGTGTTCTTGGTTGGATTTCCGGGCTCACCTGGTTCGATCGTATATGCCTCGCCCTTCCCTTTGTCGATCAGATCCCATTCCTTCTTGTTGCTCTCGATCATTGCGTTGAATGCGTCAGTTACGATCGGATCTTCATCGAGTACGAAGTGATATTTCGGTTTATCGTAGATCCAGAGATCCCAGTGTCTTGCAGTCGGGCCTTCTCTCACAATCTGCGGCCCCCTCCACCAATGGAACTGAAGAGTGAATTTTGTCGAAAGGGAAATTGGCTGTTTGTCAAGTGGCACTTCGATCATGTTTTCATCATTGATCATCTTAACATAGACAGTTTGATCGCCAAGGGCTTCTTTCAACGCCGTGAAGCAATTTTCACTACAAATGTCAGTAATGTATGTGATGAATTGCTTGCGTTCGTCGAAAACTTCATACAGCTTCACTTCACCAGCTTTGATCGCCTCAACAAGCTTATCGCGCACTTCCCTCGGCCGATCTGCCTCCCAGTAGCGATATTCTTTTGGTATCTTGTCTCTGATATCTTGTCTCTGATCGCTTTTGGTAGTGTAGAGACTCCTTTCGGCGGCATCCATCCTTTCTTAACTGCATCACGTGAAAGCACATATGGCGTCTGATCCTCAGGGAACCAAGCAATCCAGATGAATGGAGAACGTGAAGCACGCTGATTTTCAGGTATGAGTCGAACCACGAATCTGCCCTTCAGCTTCTTTCCGTGCAAGAAATACTCGTGGAAATCAGACTTCTGCGCGCCAAACTCGACTTTTCCTGAGTCGATGATGAGGAATACGCCAGGAAATTCACGAGTACTACCTATTCCACCCTTCGGCACCACTCCTTCAACCTTCAACCAATCTTTCGGCTGTTTCGCTTTCTTTGCCACAAGCACTTTCTCATTCTGTTTCAGTAACTTCCAGTTCAGCTTGTCCTCCATCCTCTTTGCATCTTCGAGCGTCAAGACAGGCTCATCGACTGCATCATCGGGCTGTTCCATCACTGTCCAGCCAACCAGATGATCATTGGCTTCGAAACGCAGATCAAGATGGACGGACTTGCCGCGCCAGTGATGTTGAGCAACAAAGCGATATGACTTGCTCTCATCAGGATATTCGAGGAATGGGTCTTGTGCAGAAGTCTTTTCGACTAACAGCCCACTCTCTTTTGCTATCTCGATCACTTCATCAACTGACATTACGTTGTCGACTTCCTTATCAGGAATGGGAAGGTACAGACGCACTCTTCCGTTCGGATAGACGAAGACATTCTCGCATGAAACTCTGAATGAATCGCCCTGCTTGAGATCCATAGTTGTATTCATGGAGTTTCCGACATATGCGTAGCGCTTCCCACCTATTACGTGAATGTCCTCTTTCGGAACTTCGTGTTCTTCAATCTTCAGGCCCATCTTGTAAATGAATGTGCCCTTGCGCTTTGTCTCGATCTGTTCTAAAACTGCCACATCCACAGGCAAATGCTTCTTGTACTTATACCAGTACCTCGATTCGCCATCCAACTCATACGGCGACTTTAGGGACTTTACTACAGCTCCTTCGCTTCCAGGCAGAGCTGAAACATGACGCGCCCATTTGATCAGCTCTTCATCATTATTCGCTATATGCCATGGAACGAGGTTAATGGCTGGTGTCTTCGGGATTTCTTCAGTTTCTGAGTCAAACTTAATCTTCTTCAGATATTTCTTTCTTTCCTCGAGAGGCAATTCATGGATGTCTTTGTCGTACCAAAGTATGTCAAAAACATTCATGACAAAGTTGTGATCTTCGCCCTCTTTAGCAGGCTCTTCTCTTCTCGCGTAACCAGAAGCAATTTCGCGGCTTTGATGAACTCCTCCATCCCATAGTTCCATTTCGGTGTCGAGGATGATGTCATGATTTATTTTCTTGATCCTCTCAACGAACCACGGAAATCGATGCTTCACGTCTATGCCATCTTCAGAGTAAAATCTCAGCTCTCCGTCTTTTTTATGCACTATAACACGAAATCCGTCCATCTTCTTCTCGACGGCAGTCGGATAATGCTCGAAATTAACTAATTCCTTCAGAGCATCGAGACCGTAAACTTCTCCGATCTTATATCCAATTGTTGGTTTGAGAGGTGTGAAATGTTTGAGCAGCTGAAGCGATGAGAGGGAGGCGGAAGAGGGGGCTTCTTCATTCTCCCCCTCCTCCTCGATCGGTGAGTCGTGATTCATGCCTCTTCTTTCCATCTCTGCAACGATCTTATTATGCGCCTCTTTGTCACCAAGCCTGTGTGCATTCAGATGATAGCCCTTGAGCTCTTCGTCGGAAACCTTTGAGAGATCCTCTGGAAGATCGACCTTGCCCGACTCACCGACCAGTTCGTACTTGATTCCCGCCTCTTTCAATTTTGCTTCCAACCCACTCACCTGTTTCACCTCCTTAAGTGGTGTGTTGTGAACGAATCCGCGTCTGATCATTTCGTCGGCGATGGCGTCGTGCAGCTTCTTCACCAGATCACAGGAATACGGAAAATCTGGATCGGTGTGACACAAATTCCACCAACGGTGGGTCAAAGCGTGGTCGAACGTTAGCTCTCTGTCGCTCACTTGACGCGGATCATAATTGTGAACGTCCTTAATCTCCTGGATCTTCTCCTGAGTCACGAAATGCTCAACCAGCTCTTCAAGCGAATCACACCAAACGACTTCAACTCCAGTGTTTTCGATCGCTTTTCGCAGATCAGGTGAAGCAAAGGCCAGCAGACCAACGTGATACAGCTTCTTTACACCAAGCTCTTTCGCCCTGAGTCTAACGAGTTCAGACCATTCGTTAAGATCAACCTCCTTCTTACTGATATCGTAGTTGTCGATGACCTCGTCGAAACGAACAAGGCCGTATTTGTATGAGAAGATGCAGTATGGGATGTTATTGCGCTCGCAAACTTCAATGAATGATGAGATCCGTGGTGACGCGTCTTTCCACAGTTCTTTTGGTGTTCCTTCCTTTGCTTCTTTCCGCTTTGAAGCAGCACAGAACGTAACAGCATACTTTCCTTTCTCCATATGCGATTTTGTGAGTTCAGAAATTTCGACCTTACGCTTTTTCGGATACACTTTCCGCTACCTCCTTAATCTGACGATCGAGATCAGGATCTTCGGGTTTGCGTTGATCTGGCCTGCTGATGTAGAAGTAATCGATCTCATCTGGGTCAAAGCCCCTGTACTCGCGCACATGCATTTCGATGTGTTCATCGCGAGCTATCAGCCTCTGCAACTCTTTCCAAAGCTTGAGCACAAACGCGAATTTTTCATCGGTACTTTCAAGTTGGAGGAATTCTTTCGCAAGTTTCTCTTTCGCTTTCAGCCGCTCTTCTGTATCGAATGGCTTTGGTTTTATGCGCCCATCAGCATCGAACTGGAATGGCTTTTCATCTGGCTCGTCGGGGAGTGGGAGTTGTCGATAAAGCGCTGAATAGATGTATGACATGGAATCACAAGACGCAAAGCCATAGTAGTTGAGATACTTGAACTCGTGTGGATTCGAAATTCCGAGTGAGTGCATCTTGATTCCCGCGTCTTTGATCTCGTCGAGAATTCCTTCCTGCTGCAAACGATCCAACGCGACAAGACGCTGTTGAAAGTGAGTGCCAGGATATTGCGCGACTTTCATTGACATACGCCCGAGGCCAATGTAATCGGGCTCGAGTTTAATCAGCTCGCGAATACACCATTCGTAGGCTTTGATGCTCTGACCCTGACCAACGACACATATCTTCACATCATCAGGCAAGTTCATCGACATGAATTTCTTCGTCATTTCTATTGTCTTTTCGTGTGAGTTTGGTGAGAAGATGTCATCTGGTGCGACTACTATGTGAGGGTGAATATCTCTGACTCTTTCGGCTAATTCATCTGGAGTAAGAACGTGGTTGGAGTTGTGAACCAGAATCAAGCCAAATGCATCGGTGTATGTGTGATCTTCGGTTGTCATGTCGTAGATGTAGTCATCGTAGTTAATAATCTCTCGCTTGATTGGTATGTTTTCTTTCCCATTCTTCACAGGGTAGATATTGAAACAGGTTCTGTAGGTTTCGAAGTCTTGGTATGAAATTCTGAAGTTCTGACCTAAACTGGCCAGCAAAAGTGTGAGTTGCGAAAGTAACTTCGGGCTGTTAGTAGTGTACACCCATACACCGTCCCTTCTGTAGTAGCCATCGCCCTTTATCAGCTCTTCGATGAAAAACATCTTAAGGTGTTTAGGTAGCTTAAAGATGAAGTCTGGGAAGTGTTTGTTATGACTGAAGACACCACATAACTGCGCACATATTTCGAATGTGACTCTGTCTGTAAAGTGGAGTCTGCAAATCTGCTTGTTCTTGTATAGATACGGATGAACGTTGGTGATGAGTCTCAAGTCTTGTAATATGTCTGTTAGATACTGTTCTTCTTTCTGACAAAGTGACACCCTGATATTTCCAAATTTGTTCTTCTCACAGATCCACCCTTCAGTTATGTATGATGCAATGAATTTCAGAAATGCTTTCTTCTCTTCATCGGTGCGCAAAACGCGCTTCCATCTGACTCTTCCAGTAGGTGAAACAAAGTAGTCACCATCGATCTTCAGTCCCTTCACGTCCAACACAATGGGCCCATCGTCTTCTGGAAGTTCAATATGTCTAACGAATGAAAGATGTTCGGCTTCGAAAGGTGTCTTTTCGCCATCCGGAGTTACTATGATGTGATTTGGTGAGCAGATAGTTTCGCCACAAGCATTGTAAACGCGCACCATTTCGCCTTTGTAGTGTTGTCGAGTCAAATACAAGATCCTGGTTTTTCCTGTCTTACCAATGGTGTAAATTTCCTTTTCAACAGGCGACCACTCATATCCATCTTCATACCGAATATCAGTTGCGTATTTTTCCCACACTTCTTCCATCGTCATTACGCGTATTTCGTCGTTTTCAATGATTGGAACGTAACGATCTTTTGCTAAACAGAATGCGCCATTATCCAGCATTATCGTCTTTCCTTTCTCAATATACTCATCGATCCAAGGTTCAAGACTCTTTCTGCTCTTCAACGTATAGGCATTCAGCATCACACCTTCGAACATGTCCGCAAATGGCTTCTTCTCTCCACCAACAAGATAAATGTCAAGCGGATTGTCTGTGAAATCCCAATTAGCTGACATCTCGACAACTTGCAGGTCATCACGCAACACGAGCTCAAGGTCGAACAGTGGAATGTGATTGGTGAATGGGCCCATCGAGTCTTGATCACCTTCGTAGATGAACTGGATGCGATTCCACCATTCTTTCGGGAAGAGAGAATGCGGAATTCAATCGGTATCCGGAATGAATCATCTTTCTTCGCGCGAATGAGGATGTCAATGTCGTTCTTCGTCTTGCCATGATTCACCAATCCTCCAGTGAGAAAGATGAATGGCTTTGAAATAGCAATTCGATCGCCTTTCAGATGCTTCCTGACCTCATCAAGAGTGATCTCCTTGCCTTTTGACTCACCACTTGGCTGTGGAGTCATGTATTCAAGCTCGATTTGATCGACGATCTTCTTCTTGCGATCAAGATAGATGTTCGCATCTTCGTACATCCAACGTAAAAGTGCCTTTGCGTCCTTTCCAACGTATGTGATCACGTGCGTTCCAGCTGTTTCTACGATAGTCTTCTCGTTAATGCCCAGTTCGTCAGCAATGATCTTGTTGATATTGCGAATAGCGTGCTCTCTTCCTGCAAAGCGCACATGAATTGTGCCATTACGAAGATAGACAGAGCCATTCGCATCAAAGTATCCGCGGATGAAGTGTGAGAGGTATTGTCGAGGAACAGATGGAAAACCTTCCTTCTTGGGCTTCAAACCAATTTTCAGCAGCGATTCGACCAGCTCTTTATCGTTGATCTGCAGTGCAACCACACCTTTATCGAACTGCGCAAGATCGCCTGAATACTGCAGCTCCTTCGCAAATCGCTCAAGAAGGTCTCTGTCTCTCGGCGAAATTTCGATGTCGAGTCGATAAATGCCCCTGTCATCATCCCAAATGATCGACCCATCTGCCGCGATAAACCCGATCATGTATGCAGAGGCAGGTGACCAGGATTTGAAGTATTCAGAGTTGATGAGGCGAACGAGCTTGAGAATGTCAAGATCGTCGATTTCGTGGCCCCTTCGTTCCATTTCTTCGACGATGAGCTTGTGGAGGTTGAAGACATCCTCGATATTCTCGGATCCCTGTGCATAAAGCTCATGGACCTTTTCATGTAGATCAATCAACTCTTCATCCGAAAGCGCCTTAAGATCAATGTTTGGGTCAATCATTACACTCACCTCTACTCTTCAACCTCAACCCATGCTGCAATCGAAGACTGGATCGGTGAACCCTTGACTTTGCGTAGATAGGAGGTGTCCAGATCCAGCAGATTCCAGGCAGTAGGCACGTCGATCACACCTTTCGCCACAAGATTTGCGATTGGTTCTGCAAGTGCTGCATACTCGAGCATTGAAACTGGCTTCCACTTGTGCAAAACGCGGATTTCATCAAGTAAGTTCTCATCAATGCCTTTTACAATGCGCTTATAGAACTGCGACTCAATTTCTCTGCGCAAATACGTTTGAATGCCTTTGATTGGCCCTTCGTACATTGCTTTGAGTGAGAATTCTAGTGTTGCACGTGAGAGGGTTTTTTCGCGAGCCAATAATGCTTTCGGAACGCCGAAGTTGCCCATGATATCCTCTTCAACTTTGCTGAGCGAATGAACGAGTGCAGTTATGTTCGGTGAGATGCTGACTGTACTGACATCGATTGACTTGTTGGTGATGATCGAAGATCCGGGTTTGAGCTGATTCTTGAATTGCTCGAGGAGTGATGCTTCCTGATCTTCTGGTACTGCGGATGTATCAACTGATGCAATCACCATTGGAGCCCAGAGGCGTTTCGAAACCTGCTTGATATCTTCCTGTAGCTCTCTGCGAATCTCGATGGACTTCAGGATTGGTTTGATCTTCGATATGCCGCGATAGTCACCATTCAGATCCTGATTAACAAAAATGAGGACTTCTTCAGGAGTGTATTCGATGACTCCGGATTTGGTTGTGCGATACTCAATCTTTTCAATTTCCCAGTCATCTCCCACTTCGATCTTAGTGTACTCGGGTCGCAGTGGTATGATTTTCTGAACTTCGGGATATTTGCCTACGACTTCGAAAACAGAAAAACCATAGATCTGGCGATTGACTTCTGCAATGTATAATATGTGATCGAGATTGACTCGTTCGTTGATCTGATCGACTTTGCGCTTCACGTCTTTGTAATCTTCGGGATCAAGATCGGGTGAGAGAGTCTTGATTTTCGTTTCAAAGCCTTTCTGCGTTGCGAAATGAGCGAGTATGTTGATGCACTGATTGACCAGGTCGTCGGTTTCGTAGATTTGTCGATAGTCGCTAAGGCTATAGCCAAAGCTAAACCTCGAATATGCTTCTGAGAATGACGCTTTCGGTGCGATTGAATGTCCAGTTAGTTGAAGTTTTATGCGATCTAACCATCCCATTTTCATCACTCCATAAGCACCCAAACGGGCTTTCTGCTTGATGTTCGTTTACTGAATGCCAGCCAAATCGCGTTTGCAAGTGCATCGGCGATGTCCTTTGAGCCTCTGCGCGGGTGATCGATCTTCTTGCCATTGCGCACTTCCAGCTGCTCGAGTTCGGTGAGGAGTTCAGGATGATTGTAAAGTTGAAGCTTGTTTTGATAGATCAACTCTTTCATCAGCTCATATTCGGAAAGTGAGACCATGTGTTGGAAGACTTTGATGCCTTGCTTCTTCAGTGCCTGTAGCGTATCTGCGTAGTGCCATGTATCGAAGACCACTCCATCAAGGCGGAAGCGATCATTTATATCCAACACAAACCTTTTAACCTTTTCGGCTGATATTTCTTTGCCACGCGGTGGCTTCATCCTGTGCACCATATCGACTATGATCTTGTCGCTTTCTGGGTGAACGAGCGCAAATCCAAATGCATCGTTCTTGATTGCTGGATCGCCTGCGAGGTAATACTTGTAACGCGGATCGCCTCTGAAGTCTGGATGAAGGAGGTCGTTCTCACCAACAGGGTGCTCGTATTCATCATCAACACACTGATAAATGCGATCGATCTCGCGGAAGAATCTTTCCATTGCCTTTTGTGGCTTCGCGCCGAAATCTCTCCAGAACGCATCTTCGTCTTTCATTCTCTCTTTCTGCATGTCAATCCCATCGAAAGGTAGATTCGGGTTCATCTCCTCTCCCAGACCTTGATCCCATCATCTTCCCTACCTTTCAGCTGCTTGACCAGATAGCCATAGAAGAAGTCATCTTCGTAAAGAGGAGACGAAATGACTATGATCTTGCCATCTCGTCCGAAGGTGGTGGTTGCGCGTGTGAGTGTGAAGTAGACTCGTTCGGCGGAAGCGGGCCCTCCAGTTTCAGAAAATCGCGCCATTTCGTCAAATATGACTGCCTTGCATGTACGTCCGGGGAGTGAGTCTGAATTCGAGTGCTCAGCGCGCAGATACAGCTTCTTCTCGGGGAAGTATACATCCTTTTCGCGCATCTTCATGTTGACAGACTGGAACCACTCTGAACTTTCGATGTTTGCCTTAATGCGCGCGAAGATGGTGTCAAGGGCTTGCTGTTCTGATTTTGCGATAGTGATGATGAAGACAGTTTGACCAGGTGCCAGTCCATAGTGCTTCTGGGGATTTGCCATGAGAAGCCAACGATATGCTTCGTAACACGCAATCACGGAGGCGATGGTTGTTTTTCCGCTATTGTGTACGATGATGTCATTCACAACAAATGCATGATCGGGGTGATTAACTTCAAGATCGTAGGTCATTTCGAAGCCAGAAAAGGTGATGGATTGGATGTGATCGTATGTGATGTGATTGTGAGTGAGACAGGCAACAGGGATCTGAGGTGAATGGGCCAATTCAAGAACAGTCATCCAACCTCTATTTGTAAGAATCGGGTGATTGAGAGTTGCTCTGATGGATCTTCCTGATGACAGTGTGATCTCAAAGACAGGTCTGATAGTTTGTGGTATGAGTTTGGCTTTAGCGATATCGCCAGAAGGGGTGATGACTTCATTGGCTTCTGTAATAGGTTTATAGCCATCTGGCGTGAGCACTGGTGTGTCAGCGGTGAGACAGCGCATTCCGGCATTTATTATCAACTCGCGGTAGTTGTTGTCGTAGAAGTCTTGCAGGATCTCGGCTTGCTTCGGGTAGAGTTTGATGCCTAAGATGTGCTCGGCGAAGTAGACCGGGTCTTCATACGCGCGCAATTCGACCTTTAGCTCATGGATGATGTCAATCATTTTCGAGGACCTCTATGATTCGTTTGCGGCATTCAGGGCAGAGATAGGTGATGAGCAGCTGGCGTAGTTCGTAGTATTTGTTAATCGTGATGTGATACTCTTCTTTGATGTCGCCTTCGATTTCCGCGAGAATGCGCATGTGCTGGCGTAGTTCGTTTGCAAGGGACACAATCTGGTCGTTGTATGCCTTGGTAGGTTCAGGGTTTTCGAGGAGAGTGTCAAGTCGCGCGGCTAGCTTCAACGCGGAGGCCATGATGAGATCGCGCTTCTTAATCGAGGGCAGATCGAAACCTTTTTCTGCTGCTTCAAGGAGTGATGAGTGTTTTTCGCTTTTCGTTTTCTGCTTTCTGCTGTGATCTTCCGACTCGCGCTTTTTCGACTTTCGTCCTCGTTTTTCGACTTGCGACTCGTCCATGTGTCTCATGTGCTCAATGACGTCGTTCACATCAACGTTAAAGATGCTTGCGATGTCTGTTTTCAGTACGCCGCTTCGGATTGCGTCCTCGATCTTCTTTCGTTCAGGGTGTACGCAGATTGGGCATTGGTTAACCATCTGTGATAATATTTGCTTTTCGACTATTTGAAGGTTGTGGATTTGGACAAGCGGGTTTTTTATGGGTTGGTGGGAAAGCGATATAACGCCTTTAAAAATTAAATATATACTTTTATTTTTACAAAAAAATTTTAAAATTTTCAAAATTCTTTAGTTTTATATCACATTTCTCATTTCCAAACTACACTTCAATCATCAAAATTTTCTTTTAAACATGATATTACAAAAAACTGAACAAAACCACTCAAGGAGAATTGTGTGATTTTGTTAAAACCGAACAAAACCGAGATGAAAAAAAATAAAGGAAAAAATTTTAATTCACACTCTGAAAATTTTATAACACTCTTTGATATCTCTCATGCAATTCTCGACGAATGTAATATCGTCGCGGTTTCTCTCGGTAGAACTCTCATAATATCGCTCACATAACTTGAGAAAAGTAAAGTGTAAACAGCATTCAGCATCGCATAGAATATCCATGAGATGCTCGCTATATTGAGCTCTCTGAAAATCACTCTGGAAAGCTTCTCTCACTTTCTGAAGACAACCAATAGATGCGTAAAGACTACTCTTCATCTCTGGTTGTTCTTCGGTGCGCGCAAAATCAGCAAGCTCATCAATTAAACATGCTAGTTCAATATCAAAGAGTGCGGATGAATCCGGGTGTCTCATTATTTCTTCCATTTTCATTTTTCATCCCCCCTTTTCTTTTAGTTGTTCAACCACCACACAAAATAAAAAAATAAAGAAAGTGAAAGTTTAATTTTGCTTATCACTATCCTTCTTTGAATTCTTCTTAACCTTCTCTTCAAACTCCTTTGATACTTCGACACCGACGCTCTTTAGAAATTCCAGATTTTCGCTAGTTGGCTTGACATTATCCCAAGCGAGCCAAGCGTTATGGTTGTTCCTCAATTTCAGCCATATTATGAAACCCTCGCGGGCAAGCTGATAACACTTTGAATTTACCTGTTGTTCTTGCCGAATCCCTGTTTTCTCCATTATTTCTCTCGTAGTAAGAACTTCCATGGTGGCTGGAGACTCCATTTTCGTGTTCTCTCTAATAGCTTTTAAAACCCTCATCTTATTAGTCATCCCTGACCTCTTCTTACCGCCAACACCAACCTCTTTAATATCTACTCTCATTTTTTCTCACCCCCTTTTCTTTAGTCACTCCATTTAGAGAGTGCTAAGATATTATTTGTAGTAATATAATAAATACTTTTCTTCACTTATTCAGTCAAAAACTGTTAATTTACTAATTCAAAATAAAAAATCATGATAATTCATTCATTAATTCAACATTCAACAATTCAGTAGTTAACTAATTCATCAATTCAAACACTTCTTAATTCAAAACATTATTCATTACTCAAAAGACAAAAAACACTTCACAAACTTATTCAACAATACACAAATTCATTCATTAATTAAAAATTAATTCACTAAGAACAGCGCAAGTCAGTCACCGTGGGCAGGCCTCGGCCGGTCAGGCATCATCAGCCCATCAGAGACAACCAAAAGAACAGTCAAACTACATATTTGTCATCCCACATGTCGACGATCTGATAGCCATACTTCTTAATGACATAATGCACGCGGTCATACACCTCCCTGTAACTGCCACCATACAGCATTTGAATCAGCTTGATGAAAGCAGGAACACACACAGCACCCTCTTCCTTCAGTATTGTATCAAGCGCCTTGCAAATGTCATC